AGGACTACATAGCGAAACTGTCCGATCCGGCATACCAGGGCGCGAACCTGGTCGTCGTCCGGAAGATTGAAGAAACGAACCGTGACAGCACCTTCGCAGAGTTACAGGCGGCGATCTATCGAATGTTCGGCCCCTATGCCGACCGCTTCTGGAAGGTCAACCTGAACCCCCTTGCCCTGGAATGTAAGATCACCGGGAACCGGATTATCTTCCGGGGCGTCAAGGACCAGCGCCAGCGTGAGAAGATCAAGTCCATCACCTTCAAGAACGGGAAACTGGTCTGGATATGGTGTGAGGAAGCGACAGAACTTCTTCCGGAAGACGTCGACATTCTGGACGACCGTCTTCGTGGCAACCTGGACGACCTGAACCCGAATCTGTATTATCAGATCACAATGACCTTCAACCCGGTCAGCGCGACGCACTGGATCAAGGCCCGCTACTTCGACAAGTCCGATCCGGACGTTCTGACCCACCATTCGACATACAGGACAAACCGGTTCATAGACCCGGCCTATTCCCGCCGCATGGAGCGACGCAAGGAAGAAGACCCGGACGGCTACCGCGTGTATGGCCTGGGTGAATGGGGCGAACTGGGCGGCCTGATCCTGACGAACTTCGAAGTCCACAACTTCCCTACCGGGCGCGACTACTTCGACGGCTTTTATTACGGACAGGACTTCGGCTTCAACCATGCCGACGCGATCCTGGGTGTCGGCTGGAAGGACGGCGAAATCTACGTCACTTCGGAAATATATGTCTTCGAGAAGGACACCGAAGAAATTATCAGCCTGGCCCGTCAGGCAAAGATTGACCCGCGTGTTGAAATGTTCTGCGATTCTGCGGAGCCGGACCGGATCAGGACATGGCAGAAGGCCGGCTTCCGCGCCTATCCCGTGAAAAAGGAGCCTGGGAGCGTGAAGGCCCAGATCGACTTTCTGAAAGGCCGAAAGATACACATACACCCTTCCTGTGTGAATGTTCTGAAAGAAGTTCAACAGTGGAAGTGGAAAAAGGACCCGACCACGGGCCTTTATATCGACGAACCTGTCGAGTTCATGGACGACGCTATGGCGGCCCTTCGCTATGGCGTGGAGCGTCCGAGACGCGGTTCGTCTATCGAAGTTTTGAAGTGAGGTGGAGGAAATGGAACTGTCTGTCATGGACCGGATCAACCTGATCCTGTCCGACCCTGAAAAAGCGACTATGACCCTGGCCCAGATCGTCAGTGAGGAAATCCGGGAGTTCAAGAAGTCCGAACAATATCAAATCATACTGGAAGCCGAATCGTATTACAGGAACAGGTCTTCCGTCCAGAAGAAGACGGTCGACGTCGCCAACCGATCGAACGCGAAGATCGAACGGCCTATCCTGAAAAAACTGGTGGACCAGAAGGCGAACTACCTTCTGTCGAAGCCCTGGACTGTGGACACCGAAAGCGGAGAATATGGCGAAGCCCTGAACAAAGTCTTTGACCAGACCTTCCGCCGGAAGATCAAGAGCCTGGGGAAAGGCGCGGTCAAGTCCGGGATCGCCTGGATTCAGCCCTACTTCGACGACGCCGGCGAACTGGCCTTCATGCGTGTCCCGTCGACCGAAGTCGTTCCCCTGTGGCGCGACTCCGAACGAACGAAACTGGACGCCTTCATTCGCTTCTATGACCAGATCATTTATGTCGGGACCAGGAAGCACACGATCACACACGCCGAATTTTGGTGGACCGGCGGCGTTCGCTACTTCAAGACGGACGCCTTCGGCGGGACCGGGGCCGGCGACTTCTACGTCGACAAGGAACACGGGACCGAGGAAAACGACTGGACTGAACCACACTTCACCGTCGCCGGGAAGCCCTACAACTGGGAAGAAGTTCCGATCGCCTGGTTGAAGTACAACGAAGAAGAACTTCCCCTGTGCTACTTCATAAAGGACCTGATCGACGACATCAACTGGCAAAACAGCGTGACGGCCGACGTCCTTCGTGACGTGGCGAAGTTCATTTATATCCTGAAAAACTACGGCGGAACCGATCTGGCGGAGTTCTTGAAGGACTTGAAGGAACACATGGCGATCAAGGTCACTTCCGACGGCGGCGTGGATAAGTTACAGGCAGACCTGAACATTGACGCTGTCATGGCCTTCCTGGACAATGAGCGCCGGGACATTTACGACTTCGCGGCCGGCGTGGACACGAAGGACCCGGAACTGGGGAACGCCAGCGGATCGGCGATCAACTTCCGATATATGGACCTGGACGCCGACTGTGATTCCCTGGGAACCGAACTGAAAGACACCTTCCACCGCCTGAAACTGTTCATTGACGTCTACTTCCAGATCACCGGCCAGGGCGACTTCACGAACGAGGACTTCGACATAGTCTTCAACATGGACCTTCCGGTCAATGAAACGGACATCATCAACAACGCCCGAACCAGTGACGGCCTGATCTCCAAACGGACGATCCTTCAAAATCACCCCTGGGTGACGGACGTCGACGAAGAACTGGCCCAACTGGACAGCGAAAAGAAGGCCGCTATGGCGGAGTTTGGGGAAGGTCTGTTCGACGACACCCTGGGAGCCGGAAACGTCCCACAGACGGCCCAGAAGGGCGAGGAAGGGGCCGCTGGAAAGGCTGGTGGCCTGAATGATACGGAATAAGGAATACTGGATCGCCCGCGCCCTTCAACGTGAGAATGAAGCCTATCTTCGCGGCGTCGGGCTAACGGCGAAAATGTTCCAGGAATACGACCGGGCCGCGAAAGCGATCCGGCGCGACATAGGCGACTTCTATTCGAAGTACGCCGGGAAGTATGGCCTGACATACGATCAGGCCGTCCGCCTTCTGACCAGGAAGGAGTTCCAGGAATGGGAGGCGACCCTGGGCGAATATATCGCCAGGATCGCGGCGGAGCCTGACCCCCGCGTCAAGGCCCTTCTGACGGCCCAACTGGACGCCCTGTCCACGAACAGCCGTATTTCCCGCCTGGAAGCCCTTCTGGGACAAATCGACCTGAAACTTAATGAACTGTGGGAAACCGGCGTGTCCCAGATGAAAGCGGAGTTCGGCGAAACCTTCCGGGAAGGCTACTACAAGAAGGTCTATGACATTCAGTCCCGCGCCGGCTTTATCCATGAGTTCGCCAAACTGGACGAAAGCGTCGTTGAAAACGTTCTGTCCTATCCCTGGTCCGGGGCTATGTTCTCCGATCGCCTGTGGAGGAACAAACAGGCGCTTCTGTTCCATGTCCGGGAAACCATCACGCAAGGCGTCATGCAAGGAAAGAGCGTGGCGACCATGTCGAAGGAACTGTCCGCCAAAATGGGCCAGTCCTACAAGGCCGCCGAACGGCTGATCCGGACCGAAACAACGCATTTCCACAGCGAAGCGGACAAGGCGGCCTATAATGCCGCCGGCGTGGATCAGTACGAATATATCGCCACCCATGACGCGCGGACCTGTGAAACGTGCGCGGCCCTGGACGGGAAACACTTCAAGTTGAAGGACGCCCAGGCCGGCGTGAACTACCCACCTATGCACACGAACGACCGCTGTACCACAGTCGAATATGACCCGGACGACGCCCTGGACTGGTACAATTCCGGCCAGCCTATGCCGGAAAATATGACATACGAGGACTGGTACAGACAGCAAGTCGACGCCCACGGCCCCGGCTATGTTGAAAAGGAACGCCAGAAGTCGTATAATCAGGGCAAGGACGCGGAGCAGTTCGGCCGGTATTCCGAACGCCTGGGCGCTGACGCGCCGTCCGACCTTGACGCCTTCCAGGAAATGAAGTACACAGACCCGGACGCCTGGTCCAATCTGAAATCCTTCTATTCCTACAAGGGGCGCGTCCCGGAAGCCACCAAGGCGGACTTCGACATCTACAACCGGATCAAGGCGACCGGATTCCGGGGGACAATTCGCGTCCCGCCGGCGGCGATTGACCCTTCGACCCTTGCCTTCGTGGACGCCCACGGAAGCCACCACGGCGTCACACTTGAACAGGCGAAGGAGTATGTCAGAACAGCCCGGTTCAGCGTCACAAGGCGGCGCTGGGACGGCGTAAAGACGAATTATTATTCCCCGACTGGGGCGACCTATGTCAACGAAGAAGGGAAGATCAACACTTCCTTCGCCCGGTCTGACTTTGACCAGAGCGTCGAAAAGGCTATGGAGGTATTCGAAGAATGAAGAAGACTGTAAACTGTCCCGTCACCGGGAAGCAGATTGACGGCGATTCCTGTTACTGTGTCGTCCTGGTGGTCGACGGAGAAGCGCCAGAACAGGCCCTTCCCCCCGGCGTCACCCTGACAGACGACGCCCGGAAGGCTTGCCTGGCCTGCCAGTATCACGAAGACGAACAGTAACACACGAAGTCACATGAAATCAGATGAAAACGCCCTACGGGGCGTTTTTTTATACCCATTTCAGGAAATCACCCGCCTTCCGGCGGGTCTTTTCATATCCAGCCGCACCTGCCCGGCGACCAGGCGGGACCGCAAAGCGTGTGGAAGTCACGGTAAAGACAGCGGAGAAAGGAGCAAACCATGATCACAGAGAGCGTCAAAACCATTCTGGGGGCCGACCTGTCGAACCAGGTCGAAGCGGCCTTGAAGGGCAAGGGCAAGGACGGAAAGGACGTGGACCTAGTCGTCGGTAACGACGGAACCTTCGTCCCGGCCGATAAGTACAACGGAGCCAACAGCGGAAAGACCAGCGCAGAAAATGCGCTGAAAGCCGCCGCCGAAGCATTGAAGGCGATCGGCGGGTCCGGCGATCCGGCGAAGATCGCGGACGACGTCAAGACCGCCCAGACCACGCTTGAAACCCTTCGAACCAACCACCAGAAAGAGATCACGAAGATTCAGAAGAACACGGCCCTTCGAATGGCCCTGGCGAACCAGGCCCACGACCCGGCCGACATTATTTCCCTTCTGGACCTGGACAAGATCGAGGTCGACGCCGCCGGGACGCTGAAAACTGACCTTGACGGCCTTCTGAAACCCTTGAAGGAGTCGAAGGCGTACCTGTTCAAGAGCCAGGACCCGGCGAACCCCGACATTAAGGGCGCGAAGCCCGCTGACCCCGGCACGCGCCAGGAGCCGGCCGCAAAGGTCGACGGCCCTGTCGTGATCTAACCTACCAACCAGCCAACAATGAAAGGAATGATATTTTATGGCAAGAACGAAAGCGATCAGCCTGATCCAGACCGGTTCTACTAAGGTCGAACTGTCCGAACTGTCCGGCCTGGTGATCAGCAACATTCAGAAGGAAACCCTGGCGGCCGGCTTGAAGTCCCAGTCCTACACCGGCAACCCCGCGACTGGTTCTGTTGAGTATAAGCGATTCAAGAACAGCGCGTCCCAGGCATACGGAACCGCCAGAACCGCCGGAAAGGGCGCGGCGATCACCGTCCCCCCTACTACCGTGAACCTGGACATTCACCGCGAGATCGTGGAGGAAGCCGCAAAGTTCGACCTGGACACCTTCGGCGTCGGAAACATCATGGCCCGTCGCGCCGACAACCACGTCGACACCGTGGCCGCCGAACTGGACGCCGACTTCTTCGCAAAGGCGAAGACCGCCGGAACCAAACTGACCGCGAAGGGAACCACCGTCGAAGACCAGTTGGAAGAACTGATCCAGGCGGTCGAAACCGTGAAGAACGACTATGTTCGCGGCGTACCCCGCAACCTGATCCGTCTGGTTCTGGACCCCGTCATGTACGGCCGCGCCAGAAACTATCTGGATAAGGGAACCAACAACGCGAACGTTGACACCGCCGCCGAGGACTTCCGTATGTTCCACGGCGTCCGCGTCTATTCTTCCATCAACCTTCCTGTCGCCCCCGGAACCACCGCAACCCGCGCCCTGTGCATGGTTGACGGTGCTATGGCCCAGCCTGTCGTTATGTACCCCTACGCAGAGCCGGAGAAGATTCCCCTGTCCAACGACTACGGCGTGTCCATGTTCTACGACTACGGCACGAAGGCCCTGACCCCTGACCTGATCTTCTATATCGAAGAATCCCTGGCCTAATCTGGAAGGAGCGTGACCGACATGAAGTTCAGAATCAACACAACCGGGTCGATCGTCGAGCCTAACGACGAAACCGTCCTGGAACAGATGAAGAACAGCCCCTTCTATACCGCGATCCCTGACGTCGAGCCTGACGCCCAGGAAGGCGACAACGAAGGCGTGAAGCCCCTGTCCAAGATGAACAAGGACGAACTTCTGGCGGCCGCCCAGGCCGCCGGTATCGACGTTCCTGACGGTTCCACAAAGGCGGAGATCGTCGAGTTGATCCAGGCCGCCGGCGTATAACCGAAGCGGCCGGCGAAAGGTGGTGGAAACGTGCTTCAACAGATTTTGTCTTCCCTGGACAGCCTGACAGCCCTTGAACAGAAGGAAGTCCTTCGCGTTCTTATGTCGAAGGAAGACCGGCTGGCAAAGGTCAAGGCCCTTCTGGGGATCAACGGGACGGACCAGGACGAAGTTCTTCTGTTCGTCGTTCAGACGGTGGAAGACCTGGTCCTGTCCTACATCAATCAGGACACGCTTCCTGCCCCGCTGGAAAACGCCCTGATCGTCATGTGTGTCAGTTACTACAAGGCCGCCGGCCTGGGAACCACCCAGGCGGCCGTCGGCCCGGTCGCGTCCGTGAAGCGTGGCGACGTCACAACGTCCTTCGCCAATGCTTCCGGCGCTTCCGGATCGGCGTCGACCTTTAATCTGGGCGCTGACGGTCAGGACTTCTTCGGCTGGCGAACGGTCCTGAACGAATACCGGAAAGTAAGGTGGTGATCGTATGTTCGGAAACCCCGCCGCAGAGCGCGCGGCGATCGAAATGACCTACGAAGACACCGCCACAATCAGCCGGACGGAACCCGCGACGGGGGCGAACCACATCACAAGGGCCGCCCCCGCTGTGAAATACTCTGAAATCATTTGCGCGCTGTCGTATTCAGGAAGTGACAAAAGCCAGCAGACGGACGCACAGAACGAAGTCGACTATGACGCCGTTATCTTTGCCGCGCCCGACCTTCTTGTCCTTCCTGGCGACAGTATATCCCTGAAACGGTTCGGCCGTGAGGACCCGAACAGCCGGCGTCTTCTGGCGTTCCAGGTCGTCGGCCGCCCGGCCGTCTATGCGACCCACCAGGAGATCAAAGTGAAGGACGGTGATCTGGCTTGACCCTGAACAATTTTATCGAAGCGATCGCCGGGAAACTGGCTGGCGTATGGCCTGACCGGAAGGTCTATGTCGACGAAATCCCGAAGGACGCCGACGGCCAGTTCTTCGTCGGCATCATCGAATCGGGCCAGGAAGCCCACCTGGACCGCCGCCGGAAAAGGTCGATCCAGATCGAAGTCCTGTACTTCCTGAAATCGAAGGAGAATATGGAGTTCAACGCCTGGGCCGAAGAAATGTACGACCAGTTCGAAACGCTGACCGTGAAAGAAACGGATCAGAAGACCCGGACGATCCGCCTGACGAACCAGAGAGCCAGACCGGACAAGAACGCCCGCGTCTATCAGTTCACCTTCGACGCAGACTTCTTCTTCGTCCTGACGCCGGCGGAAATCCCCTTCATGGAAAACCTGGGACAAACGGAGGAAATCAAATAATGGCAACCGCAAAGAAGAAGGCCCCGGCCGCAGACCAGGCGGCGGAACCGACCTTCACAAAGGAACAACTGGTCAAATCGAAAACCCTGAACCTTCCCCGTGACGCCGTCGCGGCGATCCTGGAAGACGGGAAGGTCTACACAAAGGACCAGGCCGTCCGCCTGGTTACTGATTTTCTGGAAAGGAAGGTGTAAGTCATGCCTATCGGTGGCGGAACTTTTACCGTACAGAACAAGATTCTTCCCGGCGCGTATATTAACTTCGTCAGCCTGGGAAGCGTCGTAAAAATGGGGACGCGCGGCGTCGCGGCCCTTCCCCTGGAATTGAACTGGGGGCCTGAAAACAAGGTCTTTTCCGTGTATGCGGAGGACTTCAACAAGAACGCCCTGTCCGTGTTCGGCTATGATCCTACGGCGGACGACATTCTTCTTGTCAAAGAAGCATTGAAGCGCGCCAGAACCCTTATGATCTATCGTGTCAATTCCGGCGGCAAGAAGGCGACTGCGACCGTCGGCGGCGTGACCGTTACGGCCGCCTGTGGCGGAACGCGCGGAAATGCGATCAGCGTCGCGATCCTGACCAACGCCGACAACGCGACCAACGTTGACGTCGTAACCTACCTTGACGGAATGGTCATGGATTCCCAGACCGTCGCAAAGGCCACCGGATCGGCCAACCTGAAAGCGAACGACTTCGTCACCTTCGGAAGCGCGTCTTCCCTGACCCCAGCCGTGGCGACCCCGCTGACCGGCGGCACGAACGGAACCGTCAACGGCGCGGCCCACACCGCCGCACTGAACGCCTTCGAAGTGGAATCCTTCAACGTGGTCGGCTACCCTGGGACCGATGAAGAAATCAAGTCCCTGTATGCGACCTTCGTGAAGCGTCTTCGCGACGACGAGGGAAAGAAGACCGTCGGCGTCCTTCACGACTACAAGGGCGACAATATCGGCCTGATCAACGTGAAGAATGGCGTCGTCCTGAACGACGGAACCACCGTGACCGGCGACAAGGCCGTCGCGTGGGTGTCCGGCGCTTCCGCCGGCGCAGAGATCAACGAGAGCCTGACCAATACCGCCTACGACGACGCCGTGGACGTGGACATTAAATATACGAAGTCCCAGTTCGAAGCGGCGATCCAGGCCGGCGAGTTCGTTTTCTATGCCGACTATGGGAAGGCCCGTGTCCTGACCGACATTAACAGCCTGACCAGTTTCGGCGGCGGCGTGACCGAAGACTGGACTTCGAACCGCGTGATCCGCGTCCTGGACGGCTGGGCGAACGACGTCGCCCGAATCTTCGGCGATTCCTATATCGGCAAAGTGACCAACAGCGACACCGGCCGTCAACTGTTCAAGGCTGACCTGGTGTCCCTGGCCTTGCAGTATCAGGACATCGACGCGATCAGCGACTTCGTTTCCGAAGACATTACCATTCAGCAGGGCAACGGAAAACGCGACGTCGCCGTCGACTCCGCCCTGAAACCGAACGACAGTATGGAAAAACTGTATATGACGACTGTCGTCAACTAACGGAAGGAGTGTGAACCGAAATGAAAACCCTGAACGCGCCTGATACCATTTCCGGCAAGGAAGGCCGCGCCTATGCGAAGGTCAACGGCAACAACGAAGAACTGTTCATGTCGAAGACCATTGAAGCGACCGTCGAGAAGTCGAAGTCCGAGGTCAAGGCAATCGGAAAGCGCATGACCGGCCACAAGACCACCGGCGGCAACGGAACCGGGTCCATGACCCTTTACTATCTGACGCCCCTGTTCCGAAACATGGTCAAGACCTGGAAGGAAACCGGCCAGGACATCTATTTCGACATGGTGGTCGAGAATGACGACCAGGAATCTTCCGCCGGGAAACAGTCGGTCCTTCTGATCGGCTGTAACCTGGATTCCGTCGTCCTGGCAAAACTGGACGGCGACAGCGACGATCCCCTGGACGAAGACGTCGACTTCACCTTCGAGGACTTCGACATTCTGACCCCCTTCACCAAGTTCTAATTTGAAAGCGAGGTAAAAAACTATGGGTAAATTGCAAGAGTTCCTTATGGACGCGGAGATCGGCACGACCCAGACGGAAGTCCAGATCGCGCCGTTCCCCTTCCCCTTCGTGATCCGTTCCATTACGGAAGCGGAGAACAAGGCCATTCGAAAGACCTGTCAGAAGGTCGAGTTCGACAAGAAGACCCGCCAGAAGCGAATCGACACCGACACTGACCTTTACAACGCCCGCCTTGTGGCGGCCTGTTGCATTGACCCCAACTTCAAGGACGCCGACTTCCAGGCGAAGAAGGGCGTCCGTGGGGCGGAAGACCTGATCAACCTGGTCCTGAACCCTGGACAGTACACCGATCTTCTTCTGGCCGTCCAGGAAATCAACGGCTTCACTGACGACGTGAACGAGTTGAGGGACGAAGCAAAAAACTAATCACGGGGGGCGGGAATGAGGCGGACGCCGACGGCGAATCGGTGTACGCCCATTACGCCCTCCACCGGCTGAAAATCCTTCCGGGACAACTTCTGGCCCTTCCCAGACGGGAACGGGCCTTCATTTATGCTTCCATAGACCTTCAAATCGAGAAGGAAAAGAAGGAAGCGGCAAAAGCGAAGCGCCGGAAGGGCAAGAAGGGCAGGTGATAAAATGGCCGGCGTATCTACACAGTTTTCGATCCAGGACAGAATGACTTCCCGCCTGAACACCATGATCGGCGCGGCCCAACGCCTGAACCGAACCCTGGACGCAACCGACGCCCTGACGGACACGATCGACCCCGGCGCGCCCTTCGAACGAAGCGCCGCTGACATCGGGGCGGCCAGTCGTCAGGTTGACAACTTCAACAACCGCCAAGAGCAAGCGGAACACGGGGCGAACAGGGTGAAGTCCGTCTGGTCTAAAATGGGCGGCGTTATCAAGTCCGCCCTTGCGGCGTTCAGTGTGAAAAAGATCGTCGAACTGGCTGACGGCATGACCACCACCCGCGCGCGGCTGGACCTGATGAACGACGGTCTTCAAACTACGGCCGAACTTCAAGATATGATCATGAAGTCCGCCAACAGGTCCCGCGCGGCCTACTCCACCACGGCCGACGCTGTGGCTAAAATGGGCATAATGGCCGGCGACGCCTTTTCCAGCAACGAAGAACTGATCGCCTTTTCCGAACTGATCAACAAACAGTTCACGATTGCCGGAACATCGGCCGCCGGTATCGACGCGGCTATGTTGCAGTTGACCCAGGCCATGTCGTCCGGCGTCCTTCGCGGTGAAGAACTGAACAGCGTCTTCGAACAGGCCCCGACCATCATTCAGACGATCGCCGACTACCTGGGTGTCCCGATCGGGAAAATCCGGGAAATGGCCGCCGAAGGCCAGATCACTTCGACGATCGTGAAAAATGCCATGCTGGCGTCCGCCGACGAAATCAACGCGAAGTTCGCGGCTATGCCTATGACCTTTTCCCAGGTGTGGACAATCGCGAAGAATATCGCCCTGGAAGCGTTCACGCCCGTTTTGGCCCTGATCGGCCAGGGCGCACAATGGATATATGACAACTGGTCCATGATTGCCCCTGTTTTCTGGGGCCTGGCGGCCGCCGCCCTGGGCTATGCTGTGGCCCTGGGAATCCAGACGGCCGCGACATGGATCGCCAACGGAGCCGCCCAGGCGTTCTTCACGACACTTCTGACGAACCCCTTGTTCTGGATCGCCCTTGCGATCGGCGTCGTGGTGGCCGCGATTTATAAGTGGGTCCAGTCCGTCGGTGGCCTGAAAGTCGCCTGGCTGATCTGCGTCAACGCGGTTCTGACCGCCTGGGACTGGGTGAAGATCGGATTCATGACCGGCGTCTACTTCGTTATGAACCTGTGGAACCGACTTCAACTGGCCTTCTACACGGCCAGCGTGAACATTCAAAACTTTATGGGTGATATGAAGGCCGGCGTCCTGACGATCCTTCAAAACATGGTCAACGGGGCGATTGACATCATAAACGGCTTCATAAACACCCTGAACAAGATTCCGGGCGTCAGTATCGACGCGATCGAGAAGGTGACGTTCGGGACAACCGCACAAATGGAGAATGACGCCGCGAAACAGGCCAGAGCCGCAGACCTGGCCGCGTACCAGGACCAGATCAATTCCCAGATCGCGGAGAGGGATTCCGCCCTGTCTGCTATGAAGGCAGAAGCGCGCGCCGCTACCGCCCAGCGAGAAACGGAGATCGCCGCCGCGAAGGCAGAATCCGCCGCCGCCGGCAACGGAAGCACCGAACCGGACTGGTCCGCCTATGCGAACACAGACCCCGGCGACATCGGGAACGTGGACCGCGTCGGGTCCGTCGGGTCCATCGACGAAGACGTCAATATCGCCGACGAAGACTTGAAGTTCCTTCGCGACGTGGCCGAAATGCGCTACGTTCAGAACTTCGTGACACTGACCCCGACTGTGGCCGTGGACGCGAAGATCAGCGAGAAGGTCGACGTCGACGAAGTGGTCGACAAGATCGAAAGACGCCTGGAAACCGAGTTCGAAGCCGCCGCCGAGGGGGTGTACGCATAATGAACGACTATGGAATGACCATAATCGCGGGGGGACGGGAAATAGAAATCCCAGTCCTTCCGCAAAAACTGAAAGTGACGTCGCCAGGCAACAACGACAAAGCGACCGTTCTTGTCCTGGGCGACATTCTGATCCTTCGGAAGAAGGGACTTCGGACTGTCGCCTGGGATAGTTTTTTCCCTGTGAATGACGCGCCCTTCGTGACCGGCCGGATCACAGACCCGGTCGAAATCGTCCGCGCGATCCAGGACGCCCGCGACGGACTGGACCCGGTTCGTTTCCTGATCACAGGAACGGACCTGGACATTAACGTTCGAATGGGCGTGGAAACCTTCGACTACGAAGAACGGTCCGGAGAACTGGGCGACTTCTACTATTCGATCAAACTGTCGGAATGGAAGGACTATTCGCCGCGCCGGATCGTCCTTCCGCCGGAGCCGAAGAAACCGGCACAGGCCAAAGAACCGAAGCGACCAGGGAAACCCCCGGCCGCCGCCGCGAAGACGTACACCGTGAAGGCCGGTGACTGTCTGTGGAATATCGCGAAGAAGTTCTATGGCAAGGGGGGCGACTACACGAAGATTTACAACGCCAACAAGGGGACAATCGGTTCAAACCCGAATCTGATCTACCCCGGACAGGTTTTCACAATCCCGTGATCTCTATCCTGTACCAGAACAACGTGACCGGCGACGCCTTCGACGTAACAACGTTGTGCGCCGGCGCGAAGTGGTCGACAAAACGGTCCGGGTCCCCCGCTTCCCTGGAACTGACCGTGATCGTCGACGATTCCGTGACATGGACCCACGGGGGGATCGTCGCCCTAAAGGACGGAAAAACCGGCATTTTTTACGGCTACGTCGTGAAAATCCGCCAGAAGGAAACAGACCGGGTCGAGGTCACAGCCTACGACCAGACCTGGTATTTGAAGAAGAACAAGGAAACCTATGTCTTCACAGGAAAACGGGCCGATCAAATCCTGACCCAGATCGCGGCCGACTTCGGCCTGAAATGTGGGGCGCTTGAAAATACCGGCTATGCGATCCCTTCCATGATTGAAGACGGCCAGACCCTTTTCGACATCGTTTTGAAGGCCCTGGATCACACCCTGATCAATTCCGGGAAAATGTTCGTCCTGTGGGACGACTTCGGGTCCCTTCGGATCACAGACGTCGAGAAGTCGAAACTGGACCTGTTCGTGGGAGATTCCAGCCTGGCGACCGGCTACACCTACGAAACCGACATAGATTCCGAATCCTACAACAAGATCAAACTGGTCCGCGACAACAAGAAGACCGGAAAACGGGACGTGTATATTTTCCAGGACTCCAAGAACATCAAACTGTGGGGCGTTTTGCAGAATTACGAAACCGTTGACGAAGACATGAACGAAGCCCAGATCAAGGAACGCGGCGGTCAAATGCTGGAACTTTACAACCGGCCGAAGAAGTCCTTCGAAGTGAAGGCCCTTCTGGACCTGTCGGTCAGAGCCGGCCGCGCCCTGTATATCGGGATCAAGGACGTCGGCGTAAGTTCCTTCTTCATTGTGGAGGAAGCCAGCGCCGATCTTTTGAAGGAACAAATGACTTTGAAATTGAAGGTGGTGTGACATGGCACTTCTTGAAACTATGAAAAAGGTCGCTGAACAGTCGCAGAACGCGAACGTTCCGGCGGCCTTCCTTTTTGGGAACGTGACGGCTACGTCCCCGCTGACGATCCGCGTCGACAACCGCTTCGACATCACCGGCGAAGCGATCGTCGTCATGAAGGAGTTCCGCGCCGGTTATTATCCGACGCACCGTCACAGCGGCTTCGCCGATTCCCCGACTACCCAGCCCAAAGGCGGCGGGTCCGGCGATCCGGCCTTCGCTTCCCACGACCACACGTTGAAAAATGACTACCTGACCAACACGGGACCAACGTCCGAATATTATTACGGCCTGGCTGTGGGTGACAAGGTGGTCCTTCTACGAAACCAGGGCGGACAGTCCTTCCTGGTCCTGGGAAGGGTGTGATCCTATGGCCCTAATACCGAACCAGTCTTCGGTCACGATCGGACAGGCCGTCGAAGTGACGCCGGCCGCCGACCACCCGACCAGAACCTACAAGGCAGACTTTGAAACCGGTCGCGTGGCTGGTTTTGTCGACGAAACGGAAGCCATGAAACAGGCGATCATAAAAATCCTAATGACGGAACGGTTTTCGTACCTGATCTATTCCTGGGACTATGGGACAGAACTGAACGCCGTCGTCGGGAAAAGTTACCATGTGTTTTCAAGTGAAATCAAACGAGTTATCACAGAAGCACTTCTGGCGGACAGCCGGATCACCGGCGTCACAGACTTCAAGGTCGGGCAGATCGACAAGAGGACAGCCCGCGTCAGTTTCACGGCCGAAACAATCTTCGGGGAAATCCCCGTCGAAAGGACGGTGACAACCAATGTATGAGAATATGACCTTTGAAAACGTCATGGACCGCTGTCTGGCCCGCGTTTCCGCTTCGGTGGATAAACGTGAAGGGTCCATCGTCTACGACGCGATCGCGCCGGCGGCGGCGGAACTGGCGATCCTGTATATTGAACTGGCCTATCTTATGGACCGGGCCTTCCCGGACACAGAAACCGGCGACGACCTGACGAAGAAGTGTCGTGAAAGAAGCGTGTTCCGGACGGCCGCAACCCAGGCAGTCCGAAAGGGCTACTTCGAGAAGGCGGACGGCGGCGGCTGTGACATGGAGATCGGGACGCGCTTTTCTGGCGGCGACATCAACTTCACCGTTACAGAGCGAATCGCCCCCGGCCAGTACAGCCTAACAGCAGAAACGGCCGGGACTGTGGGGAACGAGTATGTCGGAACCCTGTTCCCGATCGACTACGTCCCTGAACTGGCGGCCGCGCGCCTGGCCGACATTCTGATCCCAGGCGAAGACGAAGAAAGCGACGACGCCCTTCGCACCCGCTACTTTGAATCGCTGAAATCCCAGGCGTTCGGCGGGAATATCGCCGACTACAAAAACAAGGTTGAACTTCTTCCAGGCGTGGGAGCCGTCAAAGTTTTTCCTGTCTGGAACGGCGGCGGAACCGTGAAAATTGTTCTGGTGGACAGCGAATGGGGCGTCCCGTCTTCCGAACTGGTGAAACAGGTCCAGGAAGCGATCGACCCTGTGAATACCCAGGGAACCGGCGTCGGCCTGGCCCCGATCGGCCATGTCGTCACGGTGGCCGGCGTCACGGGATCGAAGATCGACGTGTCCTTCAACCTGACCTTTGAGGGCGGGGCGTCCTGGACCAGCACCCAGGACGCGGTGAAGGCGGCGATCCAGTCCTACTTCGACAGCCTGGCCCGGACGTGGGCCGACACCGAAAACCTGATCGTCCGCGTCAGCCAGATCGAAACGAAGGTCCTGAACGTTGACGGCGTCATTGACATCACAGGGACGAAGATCAACCAGGGAACCGCGAATATTTCCCTGGGCGGCGAAGCGATCCCAGTTCTGGGGGCGGTGACGAATGGAAATTAAAGAATACTGGCCCCGCCACCTTCAAGAACTGATCGAGTTCGGCCAGATCGCAACCGCAGAACAGCCGGAGTTCACAAAGGCCGTCCAGGACGTCCAGGGAGCGCCAGACGACTTCTTCCTGGTGAGCCTGTCCGAATATGGCTGTCGGCGCTGGGAAGCGATTCTGGGCCTTGTGGCGGCCGCAGAAGACACCGTCGAATCCAGACGCGAAAGAATCTTGATCGCGTACCTGGACCAACTGCCCTACACATACAGGGCGCTTCTAAAATACCTGTCCACCGTCAGCGACGACTTCAAGGTCGTCCTGGATAATGACGCCTATGAACTGTTCGTCCGGATCAGACTGTCCGGCTACACCCAGCGGGACGCCCTGGCGGAAACGCTGAAACAAATGATTCCGGCGAACCTGGTCCTGTTGCTTCAAACGGCAATCCCACAGACCGTCCTTCGCCCGGCTTCGGTCGTGGGGGCCGCTATGGTCAATATGGTCCGCCACGAACACCACCCAGAAGGAGGAAACACGAATGGCACGATTTAAGTCTACAATCACAGACAGGGGCGCGGAAGCCCTGACCGCTTTTCTGGCGGCCGGGAAACGACTTGTCCTGGTCAGCGCGGCCGCCGGCGACGGTGTCGCACAGGTCAGCCCGAACACGCTGACCGCCCTTGTGAACCCGATCGACGTGAACGCCCAGATCGGCGAAAAGACCTTCGTCGAAAGTAACCCGTCCTATATGCGAATCCCTGTCCAGATCACGAACGCCGGCCTGGAATCGGCCCAGTACGTCCGAGAGGTGGCAACCTTCGCCCTGGACGAAAAAGACGCCCCGTTCATGTTTAGTTATTCCTGGCTGGACGGAGCCGACAGCGACAACATTCTTCCGCCTGATTCCTTCCTGGGCCGCGCTGGCATGGACGGCGAAGGCGACACGGTCCACATTCACGACGTCGCCGTGGTCGTCACCAACCAGGAAAACAGCGGGATCACGGTCGAGGTCGGAAACGGGTCCTTCGTCACGACCGCGCAAATGGTCGCCTACTCCGCGCCGATCGTCCACGGCCACGCCGCTTCCGACGTTCAGGAAAGCACAGGCGAAAGCGTGGAATCCGTACAGCGCCGCCAGGACTTCGACATTTCCGCGATCCGGGAGCAACTGGACACCGGCTTCGCCGGAACGGCTGTGACCCACACCTTCGCCACGGCCCAACTGAACCAATGGAAGGGCTACGACGGAACCGGACTTCCCGAAGGGATTCTGGACGCCGCGAAGAACCGGCTGTATCTATGACCCGCTTCGCCTGTAAGCCGCCGGAAACGTCGTGCCTATTATCCAACCTGTTCACGGAACTTCGGCCCGTGTGCGGCCGCTGTGAGGGCGACAACGTCGTCCTGTGCGGCTTGACCTATGAAGGCGAAGAACAGACGGTCGTCCTTCGGGACTATGGCTTCGACTATTCCGGACGGCGTGAAACCGTCGAGAGAATCAGGAAGCGAAGGTGTATCAATGGGAACCCGGAAAAACTATCAGCGGAAGGCGAATGGGAATGAAAGTCCCCTTCACGTCCTTCCTGTTGCGTCAAAACTGATCGACTACACCCTGGACCTGACCGACAACACGAAGCACTTCCCGAAGAAGGTCCGCTTCACTATCGTCAACAGGATTCAGGATCACGTTCTGTCGATCTATGAAAAACTTCTGGCCGCGAATGAAATCTATCCGATCCAGAACGAAGAAGACAAGGTCCGTCGGCTATCCCTTCAACGGGACGCCCTGACGGCCTGTAAAATGCTTCTGTTCTTCATCGAATTGTCAAAGAAGCGCGGCTATATCGACACAGGGACCTTCGACTACTGGACGAAGATCACCCTGGACGTTAAGTTCATGGCCGCCGCCTGGTATAAGGCAGAGCAAGCGCCCGCCGAAGAAGCCGAAAAGGCCGAAGCGCCGGTCGCGGAGCCGCCCACCCAGACGGAAGGTTAATGATATTAGGGTATGATCTGTACCCCGAACGCCGGCAACGCGAACAACGTGCGGAATGTCAATTCCGACGGCAGTTTGAGCAACAACAATGCGTACAACGGCAACAACGGCGTTCGCCCGGATTTGGTGGAAAACGCGACCGAGTAAGGCGACGAACCTGAAAACAGAGTACCCCAACAAAGGAGATCATATCCTTCCCGACGCCGGAAAGGCCAGGGTAAACACATGATTACCGACGCGAGGGCTTCGGCAGTACGACGCCCAGACTATAAGCGGTAAGGAGATTTTTATGAAGAACACTGAACAGAAACCGCCTTCTGACTTTGAAGTCATGGCAGATTTTAACCGGCTTTATTCTGCCTACCTGGAAGCGCGCAAGGGGAAACGGTGGAAATACGCTGTCGTCCGTTTCGAAGTGAACCTGTTGGAAAATCTAATGGCCCTTCACTTCCTTCTGACGTCGCGGAAATACCGCCCTTCGCCCTACAATTACTTCCTGGTCCATGAACCGAAGGAACGCCTGATCATGTATAACGGCTTCCGGGACAAAATTATTCAGCACAGCCTATGCGACAACGTCCTGGAACCGCGCCTTGCGAAGACGTTCATACTTGACAACTACGCCAGTCAGAAAGGCAAAGGAACACACTTCGGCCTGGACCGTCTGAAAGCGTTCATGCAACGATATTACAGGCAGTTCGGGGCGGACGGCTGGGTCTTGAAGTGTGACATAAGAAAATACTTTTACAGTATCAATCACGACGTTTTGAAGTCACAACTTCGCCGGATCATCGACGATCCCGGCGTGTTGTGGCTTCTTGACTTGATTATCGACTCCACGGAAGGACCGGGAATCCCGATCGGGAACCACACTTCACAATGGTTCGCGGTCCTGTACCTGTCCGGCCTGGACCACATGATCAAGGAACGTCTGGGAATCAAGTTTTACGGCCGATATATGGACGACTTCTTCCTGATCCACCCGGACAAGGACTATCTGATTTACTGTCTGGAAGAAATCAAAAAGTTCCTGGTCCCGCTGGGGCTGGAATTGAATCACAAAACGGCCGTGTTCCCGCTGACCCAGGGGATCGACTTCCTGGGCTTCCGGACGTACATGACGGACAGCGGGAAAGTCGTCCGCAAGATACGCCGCGACAGCAAGAATCGGATCAGGCGGAAGTTGAAGAAGTTCCGTCACCTTCTGGACGAAGGGCGGATCGACTTCGAAACCGTGGTCCAGTCATATTCTTCCTGGACCGGCCACGCTGAACACGGAAACAGTTATCACTTGATCAGGCAGACGAACGAACTGTTCTACGACCTGTTCAAAAAAGAAATGGAGGAATACCATGTCGAAAAAATTGTCGACGTTGCCCGTCGGCGCGGTGGTGAAATCGGTCAACACGAAGTATAACGGCGCTGTGATCCGCTTCAAAGTCGGCCGCCAGTCTTCCGACCGCGTTGGCCTGGTGACGGAGCGAATTATTTCCCTGAAATGCTTCGACGCGAAAGAGCCGAACAACAGCAACAGCGACCGCAGAAATTACGGCAACAACCGCGCCGCCGTGGCGAACCTTCTTCAATGGCTGAACAGTGCCGCCGGCCCTGGCGGCTGGTACAGCGCCCAGCACGGACAGGACGCCCCGCCTGATAACGCGAACGTCTGGTCCAACTACAACGAATACCAGGCCGAAGCCGGCTTCCTGTCCTTCTTCGAAGCCGACTTCCGAAACGCCCTTCTGAATGACACGATCACCGTCGCGAAAAACACCGTCACCGACGGCGGCGGTTCGGAGCGAATCACGCGGAAGGTCCGTCTTCTGACTATGACCGAAGTCGGCCTGGGCAACGAAAACGGAATCGCAGAGGGAACGAAGTGGCCCCTGTTTACCGACAACAACAGCCGCCTTGCATACCCGACGGCGGAAGCGGTCAGCAAGTCCGAATATACCAGTTCCAACCTGAACGCTTCGTCCCCCTGGTGGTGGTGGCTTCTGACCCCGAACGCCGGCTACGCGTACTACGTGCGGCTTGTCACTTCCGGCGGCAGTTTGAGCTACAGCGTTGCGTACAGCGGCTACCGCGGCGTTCGCCCGGCTTTATTTTTGGCCCCTGACACTCTGGTATCTGATACAACGGATACAGACGGGGCTTATATCCTTCAATGGAACCAGCCGCCCACCACCCCGTCGTCCATCTCCCACGGGACCCCGCGCGCCGGCCAGAAGTTGACGATCTCCACCGGCGGGTCCACCGACCCGGAGGGGAACGCGATCAGTTATGTCTGGGAACGCCGGGTCGATTCCGGAGCCTACACCCAGATCGGGATCGCGTCGGCGAAATCCATCACAGACACGGTCCCGTCGAGTGGGACAAACTATCAGGTCCGCGTGAAGGCGGTCGACGCGAACGGCGCTGAATCTGCATACAGGACCGGAAACGCCCAGGCCATTTCCTACAACACGAACCCCGTGATCAGCGGAAGCGACCAGAATGTCGGCGCGAAGACGGCCCCGTTCTCCCACCAGTACACCGTCACCGACGGCGAAGCGGCGTCCCAGACGTTGACCGTTACGGAAACCGTGACCAATGGGTCGGAAACCATCACCCTTCGGACCTATACGGCGACCAGCGGTCACCAGAACACGGCGGACCTGTCCGGCGTGTGGCTTCGCCTTTTGACCGGGACCCACGTTCTGAAAATCTATGTCACTGACGGAGCCGGCGGAAGCGCGACCCGCCAGATCACCTTCACCCGAACCGTCAACAGGATCGCCGCGTCCCGCGCGATCTCCACCGACGCGAAGGTGACGAAGGTCTTCCTGTCCTTGTACCCCGCCGACCACCCGGCCGACGCGACCCTTCACGTCGAGGTCGCGAACAACCCGTTCGACACGGCCCCTGTCTGGGAGGACGTCACAAGCAAGGTCGGGAAGTTCGTCCACACGTTCAAGAATACCACCGTTGCAAAGGGCTTCGGCCTGGCCTATCGCTTCTATCTGACGAAGGGGACCCAGCAGATCGAAGTGATCCAGGCGACGGTCCGTTTCGCATAAAGGAGGGAGAACCATGTTTGATCCGAAAGAATGTGACTTCGTACCAATGAACCCGAAAACGGAGTCGGAACAGACCATTGAACAACTGCAATCCGAAAATGAACTTCTGAAAGGGTGCATTATGGAAATCTGCGACGTCGTGTTCGCGTAAAGAAAGAAGGTCAAAAATGAGCGCACTTGTAGAATTGTACGTCCGCGAAGTGTCTTCCGGGAACATGAAGATCGACGAAGTTCCCGCCAGACTTCGCGAGAAAGTCGAATCCGCTATCAAGGCGGAGAATACCACGGAAAACGGGGTGGCCTAATGTGGTCCGCCGTTTTTATATTCCTTGTGAAAATCCTGTTTGGGAAGGAGGTGCTTCAAATGTTGGTTCGTCTGTATGCTGGCGAAGTGATCCTTGAAAAGATCACGATCGACGACGTCCCGCGCGGTCTTCGTGAGCGCGTGAAGGCGTACCTGGTAGAAATGGGCTATATTGACGCCCAGTAACCAGGAAGAACGGGCGTCCCCACAACCGGGGACGCCCTTATTCTTCGAAGGGAGAAAATGAAATGGAAGGAATTATTATAGCCGTCCTGTCCCTTTTGGGGACTCTGGGCGGTTCTTATTTTGCAAATAAGCGAAGTTCCGCCCTGATCGCCTACCGCCTGGAAGAACTGGAAAAGAAGGTCGACAAACATAATTCTGTGGTCGAACGAACCTACGGTCTGGAAGAAGCCCAGGCCGTCCTTGAAGAAAAAATCAAGGTCGCGAACCACAGGATCGAAGATTTGGAAAACCTGGAGAACAGGGCATGACAGGCGGAAGGCGCGCGAAAAAGCGGGAGTTTTCCAAAACCATCATTTCCACCGTGGGGGCGGTCACGATCGTCGTGACCGCCTTCACCTTGATCATGGTGTGGAGGACTGGCGACACGTCGCCCCTTGCC